GAGAAAAGGAAACCAAAAGCAACAATTTTGCTTCAAATTAATGGCAAAAAACAAAAAGTTGAGCTATTTGATAAAGCATTATTTGAAGATAATAGTCTTGACAGATGCTCAAGATACAGAAGCTAGAATGTACTATACCAACTACATATTACCCACAGGGAAAACGCTTAGCACGGAGTATATAGAAAAATATACCCAATGTGCTGAACTATTACACTTTCTGTGTGAGGTACGTAGCAAAAATGGTAAAAAAATCATCAAACAAATAGCACCTGATGTGCCTACTTTTTGGCAAATGGTAGCAGAATATATAGAGAAAAAAGGCATAGAATTGCCAAAAAACTACGCCAGATTATTAGAAAAAATACGCCAATTTAAAGCAGAAGACGGCACTATACACTATGATAGCATCATTAGTGGCAAATTTGGCAACAACAATACTGAAAAAATAAACGATGCAGCTGCTCAGTGGGTAATTGCTCAATATAGTATGCCTACCACTACACTAAACACGCTTTTTTCTGACTATAACATAGAAGCTAAAGTAAATGGCTGGAAGCCACTACAACATAGCAATACGCTGTACCAATTCTTACAACGTGAAGATGTAGTACAGGAGTGGTTTTTAGGTAGATACGGCGAGTATAGATTTAAAGAACGCTTTGGTTACCAACTAAGAACTATACTGCCAAGTGTACGTGATGCCTTGTGGTATGGCGATGGTACAAAACTCAACTACTATTTTATTAATGATAATGGTAAGGTAGAAACGATGTATGTATATGAAGTAGTAGATGTATATAGCGAGTGCTTATTGGGCTATAGTGTAGCACCAACAGAACAATATGCAATGCAGTATGAAGCATATAAGATGGCGATACAATTTGCAGGACAAAAACCTTACGAAATAAGATATGACAACCAAGGCGGACACAAAAAAATAAAGGATAGCTTTTTAAGTAAGTTGAGCAGAATAGGCTTTGCATGCCAGCCATACAATGGAAAATCAAAAACCATTGAAAGCATATTTGGAAGATTCCAATCAGAATATTTACGCCGTGATTGGTTTTTTACAGGTCAAAACATCACTGCTAAGAAATTGGATAGCACACACAATAGAGAATTTATAGCTAAGAATGCGAAACACCTACCAACCAAAACTGAAGTGATACAAACGTACGAGAAACGCCGTAACGAATGGAATAATGCGAAGCATCCCAAATACAATTTATCAAGAATTGAATGCTACAAAAACAGCATAAACGAAAAGGCTCAGCCAGTAGATTATTTAGAAATGGTGGAGATGTTTTGGCTTACTACTGAAAAAGCTATTACTTACTACAATAGTGGTATTACCATTACAGTAGGCAAAGAAAAATACGAATACGAAGTGCTGAAAAATGGTATGCCAGACAGCGAATTTAGAAGCAAAAACATTGATGCTAAATTCTTTGTAAAATATGACCCAATGGACTTATCGCACATCAGACTGTACAAAAAAACACACAACGGACTAGAATATGTAACCAATGCCGAACCAAGATTGCGAGTGCATCGTGCCACTCAAGAACATGAAGAAGGCGAAAAGGCAATCATCAACCAATTATTAGAAGTGCGAGAAAATGAAGTCGCTAATGCACGTAATAGACACAGACAACGTGAAGCAGAAACAGGCATTAGCATTTACAACCAAATTATACCAAGCTATGGGCAAATGCTTAAAGCAGAAAGTAACTTATTAGCTGAAGATGAAGATTATGATTTATCAGAACAGTTATAAAATAAAAACTGCCGACAGTTGGATGCCGACAGCATTAATTCACTTATAAAAAAGCAAAAAATGAACAACAAAATTATCACAGAAGAAGCAAAAAAACAAATCCAGTTACTCACAAAGAGTGCAATTGAGATAGCTGGAGGACAAAATCAATATGCCAATAAGGTAGGCATATCGTCTGCACACATTAGTAGCTTGATGAATAACAACTGGGACAACATCGGCGAAAAAATGTGGAAAAAAATGGCAGAAGCATCTGGCTACAGCAACAATGAATGGCAATTTGTAGAAACAAAGGTATTTAAAAACCTACACATTTTATTGGAAGATGCCAAAGAAAATGCCAATGTATATGCAGTAATCGCTGAAGCAGGAGCAGGAAAAACCGTAGCCACCAAGCTATTTTCACGCGAAAATAAGAATGTGTTTAGAATAGAATGTGCAGAATATTGGAATAAAAAAGCATTTATGGTGGAGCTATTGCAAAGCATGGGCAGAAGTACTGAAGGTATGACCATCTATGAGCTGATGAAAGACATAGAAGATGTGATTTTAAAAACAAACGAACCATTAATTATACTGGACGAAGCAGACAAACTACGTGATGAAGTTTTTTACTTTTTTATTACCATTTACAACAAATTGTATGGTAAGTGTGGCTTATTTCTATGCAGTACCAACTACTTTGAAAAAAGAATCAAACGTGGCTTACAATTGAATAAAAAAGGATACCAAGAAATATTCTCACGCTTTGGCAGACGCTTTGTGTTTATGCCCAAAATTGGCACGTATGATATTACAGCAGTAGCCAAAGCCAATGGTATTGAAGATGCCAAAACGATAGAAAATATAGTAAAAGATGCAGACTCAGACCTTAGACGTGTAGAAAGATTGGTGCATAAACATCACAAATTTGCTCAAAAAAAGGAGGCACATCATGAATAAAGACATACTTGTATTAATTCAGATTAATGAAGAACAATATAACAATATGTTCTTAGACTTTGGCATGAATTATTGCGAACATTATACAGCTGGAGATAATGACGGCAGTAGAAAATTGAAAGAAAGTGCTTATTTCTGGAAGTGGTGGCATAATCAGTATGCAACTATTGACAATTCGTTTATCAAAAAGTATTCAAACACAGCTCATTCATTAGATTTTCTTAGAGAAAAATACAAACGAATGCACGATGCGAAATATATGAGTATTTACCCATCAGATTGGGTAATACAAGGTGCATTGAGTGGAATTGTTTATGGTAAAAAACAAAAACAAGAAATATGCTAAATAACCAACAGATAGAATATTATCAAGAGTTGATAGCCAAAGAAACTGGAGTTTTAGTAATAATAGAAAACCCATGTGAATTTGATATAAAAATAGCCGAAGAATTGCTACTATTTATCAACTCAAAAAACAATATTGACATTAGAAAACACAACAAAAAACCTAAATATACCAACTTGAGAGCTGCATTTGTATTTGCTATTTGCAAAGCTTTTGGCAATCCCAAAAACCACCACAAATACATAGCTAAAATAATAAATAGAGATAGAACGGCAATTATTTCAATTCAAAAAAACATTAAAAATTGGTATCCAATTTACGATGATTTTAAAAAACAATGCGATGAAACTTATAATTATCTAATCACTTTAAAAAATACAGAAAATGGCAAAGCAAATCAAAACAATTAAGGACCACAACGGATATGAAATTCCTATGAGTTCTGTAGCCAAAATAGAGCTACAAAAAGATAAAACGGCACGTAAAATGGCAGACAAATTTAAAAAAATGAGTGTTATGCTCTACAATCTTAAAGACGAAGCATTTGATGAGGCAGACAAGATCTACGAGGCTCAGCTCCGAGCTTACGAGATTGACGGACGAGACACTGAGAAAATGAAAGGCAATTTTACATTTTATAGTTATGATAAACACTTCAAAATTGAAGTCAATATCGGGCAACGTTTGGAGTTTGATGATAAAATCAACTTAGCTAAAGCAGAAATTGATGAATATTTGAAAGACATAACAGAAGGACAAAACAATGATATTATTACTATCGTTAATCATGCCTTTACTACAGTACGTGGCAAATTAGACCACAAAAAAATATTGCAATTATTCTCTTACAAAATCAAAAATGCACGTTGGGAAAAAGCGATGACCTTACTCAAAGATAGCATCACAACCAACCATAGCAAACGCTACATTAAAGTATTGGAGCGAGACAGCAACGGAGAATATCAAAACATTAATGTACAATTTTCAAGTTTGTAACATGAGTAGAGCAATAGGCATTAAAGATTTTTATGAAAGAAAGTTTGTAACTTATCCATTTATCAACCAATGGAAAGCACACATTGGCACTCCAGAACGCAACTTTAAAGCTATTATCTATGGCAATCCCGGAAATGGTAAAACGGACTATGCTATAAAATTAAGCAAATACTTGGCTGAACTCGGAGCAAAAGTATATTACAATAGCTTTGAAGAAGGCATTAGCTGTACGTTGCAAGAAGCCATTATGCGAAACAACCTAACGGAAGTACAAGGCAAAATTACCTTTGGCGATAAGGAGACTTTAGATGAAATGATTGTAAGATTGAAACGCAAAGGCAGTGCCAATTTAATAGTGATTGACAGCCGAGACTACATGAACCTAACCACCGACCAATATAAACGATTGGTGGGCATGTTTCCACGCAAGGCATTCATCTTGCTTTGTTGGAGCAGTGCTGGCAAACCCAAAGGCGAATACGCCAAAGCGATAGAATATATGTGTGATGTGAAAATACATGTCCACAATTTTGTTGCCTATCCACGCAGCAGATTTGGTGGTAATGAAAAATATATAATTTGGAATAAAAACGCCCAAAAGGGCGAACAATTAAAAATCGAAGTTCTTTAAAATAGTTTTTTCTTTTCATTTTTTGCGTGTGTAGTTTTTTTTTAATTTTTTGCACACACGCTGGTGCCTGTTAGTATAATACTACTCGTAGGAAGTAGTAAAGGAAATACGCCTGAAAAAGGAATTGTAAGTTCAAATCTTACACAGGCAACAATCCCACCAAGAAAGTAGCACGGATGAATATGTTTGATGATGCCGATAATAGTACGTGAGTAAAACCAATCGTTGGAAGCTATGTGTAAGCAGATGAAGTGAACATTAAGTGCGAATATGAAAACAAATTAATTTATAAAGCAGGCAGGAAATAGTGGTGTTTATTGGTTTTAGAAACTATTTCCTGTTATTTAAACACAACAACCACGCTGGCTCTGGAATCCAGTATTAATCTTATGAAACACTCATTAAACATTGAAGTGAAAGATGCAGAAAGTCCTGCAAAAACCATCTTGGAAATTGGCATCCAAGAAACTACAGCAGAAACTGTAGCCGCTACAGTTGCCAAAATCAAAGAAATCATTCCTACAATGGAAGGATTAACAGACGAGGACACCGTGAGCGGACAACTTACAGTAGAATCTGAAGAGAATGATTCATTTGCTAAGGTAGAAATTAGCAACGTAAGCAAAGCAGAAGCCGTGGCTTTCATTAGCATGGTAAATGCTACGCTAAACGCTGGCACCAGCACTGAGCAAGCTCCAGAAGCAGACGAGCAAGTAGCTGAGTAAAAAAAAGAGTGGTGTGGCGGAATTGGCAGACGCTTGACCACTAGATGTCGGTTAGTCATGGTAGCACCTGGCAACTAAAGTTCGTGGATTGAATTAGGAAATTCAAAATGACATCGTGCAGGTTCGAGTCCTGCCACCACTTCAGAACAAACAAGTAGAAATAATAGCGATCATATTAGAGGCGGCTGCTAAAATTTAAAATTTACAATTAACTGAATATGAGCGAGAAAAGGAAACCAAAAGCAACAATTTTGCTTCAAATTAATGGCAAAAAACAAAAAGTTGAGCTATTTGATAAAGCATTATTTGAAGATAATAGTCTTGACAGATGCTCAAGATACAGAA